TTGTCAAAAAAGCCACCTACGATTGAAGTATCAATGTATATTCGTTGCCGTTTCATTCAGAATAAATATTTTAGAATACAAATATACGACTTTTTTTGAAATTACTCAAAGAAAAGAATTGAATTTTTTGATTTAAGAGGCTTTTATTAAAATTCTAATACGAATACCATTTTATTAGAGAAAGTTGCTTAGAACAAAAATAAAGTGGTAAAAATTACCAAATATTAATCCTTGTTAGTAATTATCGTTTGCCGTCCGGTGATATAATAACTTGATTGGAGTACTTCTCAAAGCTGTTTGACGGCTGTTTTTGTTGCCTCTGCCATATACTTTAACACTTCTACAAAAGCCTCTGCCATTGTTTCGTTCCACTTCTTTATGAAGGCATTTTCGTATTCAGTAACTACCTTGTATGGACTGGGGATGAAATGGTTGTGGTTGTCTTTTTCTCTCGGTTTTCCTGAGAAATGATTTTTACCAAAATCATCTTCCCACGCTTTTTTTACCGATATGTTGAGTTTAATGTTTTGCAGACGCTTGTTTTTTGGAATATATTTTACAGGAATATTGAACACTCTCAATTCAGGATTCCAATCCATGTCTGAAGGCTTTTCGTTTAATATACATCTACAATATGGGTGTGTTGGACTGATAGTTGGCAGCCAATCATCTGCTTTTCTACCGATATTGTTTCCATTCTCAATCAGTTCTTTGAGGTTGAATATTTTGGGGACTGAGTTTTCATCTTCTGGATTTTCAAGATACAATTCTTTGCATCGGTTACAAGCACCAGAGAACACATCAAAATAAACCTCAGCATTGGCTCCATATTCCCTCAAGATATTTTCAGCCCTACCTACTTCAAATGCTTCATGTAACAGATAATAAGAAATTCTCAACCAATCACGTTCCCATTCTTCTGTTAATTCACCAAGTTTTCCTGCCAATTCTCTGGCGCTATTTCGCATCTCAACCGCTCGTACAGCCTCTTGTTTAATGGTTTCTCTGATTGTTAAAGGTTGATTATTCAGGATAGCGTTTGAAGTTCCGATTGCTACACGGTTACCAATTCCTGTAATATCATTATATGACCTTTGTTTCAGCCAATCCAGTGCGCTTTCTTCCTGTTCTGTTAATGGTACAAAATTTCCTGATTTTAGAAAGTCCTGGAATTGTTGATAATTCATTCCTTTTGCCCGCTTGTCGCCAACTGCGTCAGCTAATATTCCGAACAGGAAAGCGTGTTCCAATATACCTTGTTTGTTTGTGAATGTATTGAGGTTAATTCCTGAAGCTGTTAACAAAGCCCTTTCAGCATCCGTTAAATAATCAACTCCCACCTGTCCTGCAATAAAAAGCATCTGGTGACGTTTGAGAATTGAAATAATATCGTTTATTTGAGATTTTGTAAAAACCATTTTGTTTAAATTTTATGTTTGATTGCCGCTCGTCAATTTTATCCCAGCAATTTAACATTTAATATTTGATTTAAGAGGCTTTCTCTCCCCAAACCAATACGAATACCATTTTATTATAGAAAGTCGCTTAGAACAAAAATAAACTTGAATACTGAAAATGTATGATATATTTATCAAATTTCATTTGATAAATAATTGTACATTGTTAGCTTTCATGAATATTGCAATATCAATTGAATTAACTCATTTGTATGAAAGTAACCCCCTACAATACAGTAACAATCTGTATAGCACAATCAGAATCAATGCACAATTTGTATTTTCACTCCAGTGTATATACAATTTTTGTTTTGTTATCAGTTTACATCCAGCAACAGACTATTGTTTTCCCTCGTTATGTATCATAACATCTCATTTATCAGCACATCATGTTATACTGTTTTTATTAATACTGTATTGATAGAGGATTACTTTTTTTACCCTTTTTTATAATAATATAATATGTTGCATTTCTCAACAATCAGACTTTTCAAAACATTATTGAGGATTATTTTTTTCACCCTTTTTTGCGTCCTCAATCACAAGATATTTTTCTAAATGTGAACAATCACCTCTTTCCATTAGGCAAGTTAATTGTTTTTTTATATCAGCTAACAAGGAAATTTTGTTGTATTTACTAAAACGAATGGGTGTATTTTCTTGTATTTCTCTCACCTGTCTTCTGACATATTGAGGGTCATTTGTTTCCTTCGCAAGTATGTTAACTTCATCACTTCCCAAGTCAAACATTCCCAACAATTTAAAAAAATCCATTAATTTCTTTGTACTTACTTTTTCACCTTGCGTGTCAAAAATAGGTCGAATCTCATAAATTTCACTAAATTGTATTTTCTGAATTTCATCCCAAAAATAAAGAAAGAACCAATTAAAGCATTCTACACTTTCTTCAAGATTACCAATTATGATACGGTCTTTTACTCTTTTTCTTCCACCTTTCAACGTAAATTCCATACGGAGATAGTTTTTATCTTTATTTTCTGAAATAAACATTTCTCTATTAGCGTTTTTCTTGAGATTAGTCGAAATCTCAGCAATTTTATCGTATATCGTCAGGCTCATACTCTTTGAGGCGAATTTTATACATCCCACTTCAGGAATAGTTTTTTTATAACGTGCGTCTTTGTACTCACAAAATCTTTTCATTATTTCTTCACAGGTTTCAGACACCAAAATGTTCAAACCAATTTCAAGTCTTGAAAAGTAAAAATATTTTCTCTTTTCATTTGGAATTTCCAACAAGGAAAAGACTAATTTTAGCGCATCATTATATTCTTGTTGAATAAAATCATCGAAAGTATCACCTACGGAATAATCTGCCAGATACCATTTTCTTAAACTTCCCTGTATTAACAGAGATTTTCCATATATACATATTATTTTAATGTAATTTTTTGACATATTATCAGGATTGTATAACTTGAAAGTGTACCTATTATTAAAATTTTCAAACAAACTTGGTCTATCATTTAAATATTTTTGTGTAAGATGTTTAATTGCAGACAGTTCATCAACCCATATCGTCATATTATCAGTCATTTTCTAACTCCTTTCTATTAATATAATTAATCACATCGCTTTTCATAAACCGATAATTTCTTTTTGCTTCTGGATTGACAGGAATCAATACTCTGTCTTTCATACGCCGTCCCAATGTTTGGCGGGAAATTTGAAGCATATTCATCACTTCTTCCGATGTCAAAAGACGGTCTTCACCCATGAATTTTTTGAAATTTCGAGAAATGTAATCCTCAATAAACTTTTTTCGGTATTTGCCCAAATACTTTATAACAAGTCTTTCGACTTCTTTTTCCAACTGTTCATCAAACTCTTTGCTGAACAGCGAAATGTTTTTTGTGTTCATAATCTTAATTTGTTAATTTGTTTGTTAATACTATAACTCATAATCATCCTCACATATTGTTTACTACTTTATTTTATAACCTATAACTCTATGGGTTAGCCATATTCTTTTGTCCCCAAACCTGTGTCATTGCTTTTGTTAAATCCTCTTTTGATGAATTAATATACCTCATCGTCATTTCAAGGTCAGAATGTCCCATTAATTTACAGATGTTAAAAGCAGAAACAACGCCTGACGCTCCCAAACGTGTTCCAAACGTGTGCCTTGCAACATGGGTTGTTACGTTTTTATCTATATCAGCAATTTTGGATATTTCTTTCAAATATCGGTTCATGACCTGATTATCTATTCTTGGAAATACATAGCCTTTTATATCTTTGTGTTTGTTTTGATACATAACCAATATCGCTTTTGCCTGATTACTTATTGGAACAAAAACCTTTTGTTCTGTTTTAACCTGTATTTTTGACATAGATTTCATATTTTCATCAATATGTTCCCATCGTAAATCTAAAGCATCAGAATATCTCAACCCTGTTTCACAACAAAAAACAAATATGTTCTTTGTTAATTTCATTGAATTACAGGAATTTGTTGGTAATTGAACTTTACACATTTTGCTGTATTCGTTGGCTGATAATGCCACCTCTCTGGGCTTTCCTTGTTCTATTTTATAACCTTTGAATGGATTTTTTTCAATATATCCTTGATTGTCGGCATACAAAACAATTGTTCTTAAAATTTTCAGCCGTTTTGCTATTGTATTTTTGTTGTTCCGTCTTTCTCTTTCAGTACTCAAATACTTTTTGAATTTCTCCAAAAAGTTGAAATCAATATCGTTAACAGTCAATGCTTTGGAATATTTCTTTCTACAAAAATCATTAACAATTGTTTTTGTCACCTTGTAATTTGTCACAGTTGCCTGCTTGACTTCAGTATTAGCAATATAGGAATTAAAAGCCTCTGATATGGTAGGATACTTTTTCTTTTGGGGTGCCAACTTTTTTTCAAGGGGTTGACCTTTGAGTATTAATTTCAAATCATCCAAAGAGATTTTTTCATTGAGAACCTCTTTGGTTTTGACAAACTTATCATAGTTTGCCACTTTTTCTGCTAATTGTTTGTTGATTTCCGAAGCCTCAGGACTTTTTTTATCAACGCACTCCAAGTCAGAGTTCCAATATTTCGGCTCAATGTTTTTGCCTGAGGAAATACGACACTGTTTCCCTTTGAAATAGATTACAAATTCAATTCTCGCTTTGCCCCCTGCTGTCAGTTGGTCTTTGCGCACTACTGTTTTTACACTATTTTTCATATTTTTGATATTTATCATTGTTTCTTTTTTCCTATAAACTCAGAATTTCTCAGTGCCACCCCTTAATTTTATTGAAAATCCTACAAATTATATTAAAATATCATTTTTTTGCAGAGTAAAATTAAGTTTTCATGGGCTAATATATATATAATATTTTGATTATAAAATAGATATGTTGTTTTATATTTTTAACTTACCCGTTAATGAATTTAACTAAAAATAGAGTTGTTGGAGTATCCAAAAGAATAAAAATTGTATGAAAAATAAAATGAAATTATAATTGTGGTATGTTATGGGGCGCTATGGAAGTTGGGTTGATTTTCAAATTCCATTGATTTGTTTAGAGTAGAAATTGCATGGAGGATTAAAATCAGGATTAAAATTTTGAGAGGTTATGAGGCACTGTGAAAGGTTGGTTTTTCGAGTTGCAATGTTTTGTTTGTAGAATTACAAAA